CTTTGTAGCCTATTGTCATCAGTAGGCATACAATAATGATTTTTAATAAATTCATAGTCTTTCTTTATTTCGTGTTTTATTGTTTTGTCTATATCGTGGTATTGCATTATCCGAATATAAAATGCTTTAAGTTTATTCATATTCGTTTATGATTTGTCTTTTTATGTCTTTGATTACTCGTAGTACTTCACGCAATGTTATTTTGGTTTTACGGTGGATTGACCTTGCACTTTCACCATTCGACCACATTGTAAAGATTTCCCGCTCATACCATTTGTTTTTGCTTACTACATTCTCAATCAGTTTATATTTATTTTCTTTTTCAATTGCATCGTCAATAGTGTTTAAATATTCTATCTGTACATTTTCAATATCAAATAATCCAATGGGCTTCATAACGTCGTAGAACTTTTGACGTGGTGTTGAGCTTTGCGACCACATTATTTTGATGCAAAATAATTTAATATAACCATCGTTGTAAACTTTAATTAACTTGTCATCAGGCATTTCACATAAAATAAGTAAAAGATGTTGTGCTAAGTCGTCGTGGAATAGTGGCGATATTGTTTTTGACGCCTTATAAAGCCATTCTGATTTTGCAATTTCTATAAGTATTTTATCTTTGATGTGCAAATATTACTATATTTTTTTCAATTCTACAAATTTATATCCATTTTTCTCTGCTTTTTTTTTATAGTAGGCAACTTCTTCTTCAGAATTTAAGCAGTACACTTCCTGATATTTATCCTTTTGCATCACCAATTGATAAAAGGTTTTTTGCATCCTCATATATTGCAGTTTCGTTTTTGTATCTCATTTGTAAATAATCTGTGTAAGCGTTTACGCTATGTATAACGGTGCTATGGTCACGAATTAAAAAATTACCTACGTTCTTTAAAGTGTAGTTAAAATATTTGACTGTGATATAACAAAATAGTTGACGTGCTATAACTATTTCACGCTTTCTGTTCTTGGAAATTATGTCGTGTGGCATAATACCACTGGCATCACAAACCTTTTGCAAAATTTCTGTTAGTTCTTTGTTCTTGTTCATCTTGTGGATTGGGTTTATAATCATTTCCTTTAAGCGTTGTATTTCTTTTTGGTAGTTTCGTTCGCTTACTTCTACTTTGTTTTCTAAATATCGCACTTGGCGACGTTCTTTGAGATATAAAACATAATAATCTATCATAATAGTTTTAATTGTTGTTTGTATTCTTCAAATCTTTTGCAACTTGCATCAAAATAATCTTTGTCAAGTTCACAAGCGTAAAAATCAAACCCTTCCATATCGGCTGCAATACGTGAACTTCCTGAACCTAAATGAGTATCTAAAATTTTATCATTTGGCTTTGCATAGTTTTGTAATAACCATTGGTATAATTTTATACTTTTTTGAGTTGGATGAATTCTTTTTCCATCAATATTATAAAAACCTCTATCCCCTACTGGTGGTTGTCTAAATATTAAATTTTTTGTATTAAAAGAAGTCCACGCAAATTCTGACATAGACATAAGATGTTTATCTGTCATTTTTTTATCCCAAATAATATAACAAGCCGTAGGCGATAAATAATCTAAAAAATAATTACCACCCCAAATAATTTGATTTTTTGAAACTCTAAATAATTCATCAAAATATTCTTTTGATGGTATTTGATTATCCCATTTTTTATTATCGTTAAATATTCTTGTTTTAACATTAATCCCATACGGCGGGTCAACAATAGCCAACTCAAAATAGTTATCAGGAAACTGCTGCATATATTCCATGCAGTCCATATTTTTAACTTCGCTTATCATAATATTTCTTTATAACGTGTGTACTTACCTTCAAAACTCATTGGAATGTCTATGCATTGACCGTGACGATTTTTACCAATGATTAACTCACAATCCATTTCAACATCAGGCTTTACATCTAAATAATACGATGGTCGATAAGGAAACAAAACGACATCAGCGTCTTGTTCTATCTGTCCTGATTCTTTTAAATCTGTAAGTTGTGGTCTATCTTCTTTGCCGTCACGATTTAATTGTGCAAGTGCAATCACAGTAACTCCAGTTTCACGTGCAAAGTTTTTTAACGCAGTTGAAATAGTCGCTACATTTTTACGAGTATCTTTTTCGTTTGCATCCATCTTTTGCAAGTAATCAATTACAACCACATCTAAACCTTTACGGGCTTTCAATAATTTACACACCGATATTATACTAAACACGTTATTATCTTTTGAATCTATCACATCAAAGTCGTGTTCGTTGTTGTATAACATCTCAGATATGTTTTCGATGTCTTTAGATGTCATATTAGCGTTGCGAATTTTATAATTTTCAATGTTAGAGAAATAACTAATTTGCCTTTTGGCTAATTCTTCATCTGACATTTCAATTGAAACAAATAAATACTTTGCAAATTTACAACCTTCAATACAGAAATTTAAACCGAGTGCAGTTTTGCCCATTCCTGGTCTCGCACCTATCACAACTAAGTTACCTTTTGACCATCCACCAATGTATTTGTCCAAATATCTCCATCCAGTAGGTAAACCTTCAAGTGTATTTCCCCTATCAATTCTTTGTTGTAATTCGTCTAATACATTACCAATTACTTTTGACATTGGTTTTATTTGATTTTTAACGCTTATTCTACTTTCTTGAATACATATATCCAATTTATTCTGTAAGTCGTTTAATTCATCGTTAAAATCGATTTTAGCGACATCTTCAACCAGTTTTGTTTTCTTGTAATTTACTTCAAGTAATAACAAATCATAATCTAAAGTTTTATCTGTGACGAATTTTCGTGTAAAATCCGTCAACTGAAATGCATAATCTTTAAAAAATGGGAATAAAGTGTGTAATGCTATTGGTTTACTATCGTAGTAAAGTTGTTGCATTATAGTCACAACCCTTGAATTGAAGTCGTTAAACCATTTAGGGTTTACACTTGGTAATTTTGTCTTTGCATAATCGGACATTATAAATGCACCCATTATGTTGTCTTCTGAATAGTTAATCATCTAAATTTGCTCTCCTTTCTAATCGTGGTTGTACTGGTTTTTTTGTTTCAACTTCATCTTGCCATCTTTTTTTATTTAAATATGTTGAAAAGTACGGTTGATATTGTTTGTCCTTAAATTGATTTACAAAATTAGGAATATGGTTTTTAATTAACTCATATTCACTTGACTTTATTTTTTTGAATGCCGATAGACTTTCGTCTTTATTTAATTTCTTATTATACAAGTTCCAAACTGTATTAAAAAAATCAATATCAAATACTTCTTTTTCTTGTTCTTCTTCTTCTTCTTGTTCTTGTTCTTCTTGCGATGCAGTATACATACCATTTACATACTCTATCAATACTCTATCTTTTATTTGCTTAAGTTCTGACTGAATGCAACTTACAACTTTTGGACTTGAAGAACCATTATATTTATTCCAATTTTTTAATGCAATCTCTTTTGTATCTTCAGAATATAGAATTTTACCTATTTTTATAAAGTATTTAATCAGTTTAGATACTCTATCTATACTGTATCCTAAATCAAAAGACATTTGTTTTTTACTTATTTCGTATATGCCACATTGTTTAGTTCTTTCATTTGTCAAAAGATATAAATAAAATAATCTATGTTCATTATCCAGTTCTTGAATAAATGTATCACTCCAAAATGATGTATGTATTTTTCTAAATATTGCCATAATTAAAAACCTTTGTTTGTTAAATCATAACCACTTTCAAGATTAAAATTTATACCATCAATTTTAAAATCATAAGTATAATATTCAATTGTTCCACACCCTTTAACATTTAATAAATCAGTAATAAAACAAAAACTACCTTGTGTATCCAATTCTTTACCAATTAATTTAATATTTATATCAAATAAATGTGATACATTTTTATATTCTAAATATGCAATTACTCCTTTTACATATTGAATTGATTGTAAAAATGATGCAATACCAATCTTTTCTTTCTTTAATTCAATAATAGTTACTTGTCCAGGAAAGAATAATTTTTTACCCTTGTAATACGGACGTGAATAATAAATTAAATCAGCAATTCCATAATTACCAATTTTCACTTGTCTTAAAAGTTTACCTTCAATGGCTAAACCTCTTTCGTCTAATAAATCCCTTCCAGATTCATAGATGATTGTTTCCAAATCTTTTTCTAAAAATTTCATAAATAAAAAAAGCCCAACCAAAATAGTGCAGTTCAGGTGCGACTATTTTAATTGAGCAAATATTTTTTAAGTACTCGGAATCCTGAACATTCCACTTAACAATACAAATATATATTATTTATTTTGTATATCCTAATTCTTTTAAAACTTCAATTTCTTTTGCGTGTCGTTGATTGTAAACGTTACCACGAAGATTTGCATTGTCTTGTTGTACTTTTTGTCTTGACCGTCTAATTGATTCAGGCGAAGTGACCATTCGACCAGCAATAGCGTTTAAAACATCGTAGACAGATTTTGCACCAAGTTCTGCTAATTCTTGACGCCAAATATCAGCCATTAGTAAAGCGTCATCGTCACGCATTTTTGTGCTATTTTCTAAGCGTTGTTTTACTTCTTTGATTATAAGCATAGTGTCAAAATTAAAGCCGTTAAAATTCTATAAATGTGTTTCATCTGTTCTTAAATAATTTTCTAAAAAGCCTATCTAAATATTCTGCAAAATTCCATACAAAAACTAACATAATTGTGAAAATTATAACAAGTCCGATTATTTCTAAAATTGTTTTCATACTAAATCATTTTTTAAACTTCCTTTGTACATTTTTTTAAGTGCCTGGTTGCTGCGCTTTGCAACAGGGTTCAATGGCTGCCAGTCGGGCATATCGTTTACGTCGATAAATTCTTGACGTGTAGCTTCACTTGGTTCTTTTTTAAGCGTAAAGTATAACATAAATAAAAATGTCACACAACCGATGTACACGAATAACAAAATTAAATTAAACATTTTCGGTTACGTTATAAATACCTACATAAATAACATCTTCATCTTCACCGATGATAGCGTCGTTATCTCTAAACTGCTGCGTTGTTGTTATACAACCTACTGTTGCATCCAACATTTTAAACATTACCCACTCGAAAGCATCAGCTTTACTTGGGAAATTTTGAATGATTGTCTTTTTCATATCGTTTTATTGTTTAGCAAATATAATATAATTATTTTCAATATTGCAAATTTATTTTATATTGTTTACAATTCTGTGACAATTGACTGTAACAACTCATTGGCGTAATATAGTTTTTCATCAATGATTTCTTGTACATCCTCAAGTTCTATGTGAGCTATGAATAGATTGTGAGTACCTGGCATACGTTTGTCATAACTAACAAAGTAACCGAAGTCAACTGCACTTGCTATCATTCCCAATTGCATTTGCCAGTAGTATTCTGCATGAATTTTCCCTAAATCTTCAGCACATTTGATTGACCTATTCTTTAAATGTATTCCACTATTGAAAGGGTTTTTTATTTCGACTATGCAATTACCACCAAGTGCATCAGGGCTATAACCTGAATACTCACCATAGGGAATAAATGTATAAGTCTCGCCACCGTAATAAGTGTAAAACTCATCTTGGTTTTGTTGGAATACCTCAAACGCTTCCTTTTCGTTTTCAGTTCCCCACGTTAACGCTTCGCCCCAAATTGGCTTTCTAATACCAGTTAATAGTTCACTTGCTTTGTCGTACACAAATGTCTTTGCCGTCTCTGAAAGGTACTCCGATTTGTTTCTCGGAGTACCCATTAGCTTGTGAATTTCAGATGCCGTAAATTTACCTTGTCGTAAATCTAACCACTTTGATTCATCGTGTGTTATAGTAATGTCCATAAATCTAAATCAAAGTTTCATTTAGCAGCAATCAATAACTTTTTGTTTTCTGCACTAATAGTGTATTTACGTTCGATGTCCTCAAGCAAACCACCAGTTTGTAGGTGTTCCTTTGCCTTTATCCAAGTTGGATGGTTAGGTGTTAGTTCTTCTTTTGCAATAGCTTTAGATTGTGTGGCTACATTACCAGTCGCAGCGTTGCCGTCGTCGTCGTCGTCAATGTTTAAATTCAAAATTGAAGATATGCTATAACGACGAGCATAACTCACACCACTACCAAGTTGTTGAGGGTTGGTATCGTCTTTGCATTTGATTTCATAAACGCTTTCTATACACTCACCACTATCAATATGAATTAATTTAGTTACAACGCAATTATTGATAACTGGTTGCATAATTACTAAGCCATTCTTTTTAAGAATAGGCGTGATGATAGATAAAATGTGTGGTAAGGTTGCATACTTTGAACCTTTGAAAAATGGATTGTTTGCATCCTTGCTAATCTTCGGACATTCCGCCTGAAAATTGCTTACTGATAAAAATAGTTCTTTCATATCTTGTTTTCTTTTTTTAATTCTAATACAATTTCGGTTAATCTTCTATTACCCATATCATCGAATAAATGCCAGTCAATTGCTTCATCTCGTAAACCATCTTCATCGTAGCTAACAAAGGTATAATCAATTAAATCTTCAGGGTATTCGTCAATAATTAATTGTTGTACAATTTCAGCGTCGTATTCAAAATCATAATCACCATCACACAAATGACATTTAGCAAGGGAAAAAACAACGTAACTCATAGTTTATCCTCCTTAATGATTTGAAGTGCAGTATTTAAAACGATAAGGGCTTTGGGTTGTACAATATCACCATTTAGATATTTGCGTACAGTAGGCATAGAAATGCCAGTCTTTTTTGACACCTTAGATACGA